GTCGGAATAATCCTTACACAGTCGGAATAATCCTTACACAGTCGGAATAATCCTTACACAGTCGGAATAATCCTTACACAGTCGGAATAATCCTTACACAGTCGGAATAATCCTTACACAGTCGGAAAAAATTCCCAATCCAAATCACTGCATACTTTTTTCCATATCATATCTTGTTCCAACTGTTTCTCACGGTCTTTCATCATTGGAATATAAGGAAGGTATTGTGTTTGGTCCAAGAGAACACACAATTGATACAAAGTATATGTATAATTGAAAAAATTCGTTCTATTCGCAGGACAATGTACCGCCCATGGTTTCTGAATCTCAATGAAGAGAACGCACAATGTCTCATGCAATTCTTCATTCATAATCGGCGGTTTTATACCAAATTGCGAATTAATATATTGAATATGTTCAAAATATTTATTAAATCCCAGTTTACGTAAAATATCGCGCATTTTGTCATAATTAATCAGTGTAATATCAGTAATACGCTCTTTCTTAATACGATTACGAATGGCTTCAATAACCTCGTCCGGTATTTGTGTCGTCTCTTTTGCTTGAAATTGTGAAAGAATCTCTTTAAAATGGTTCAACCGTATATATGCGGTATACGATACTTCATTTGGCGGCTCTTTGTTGGTAGGCTTTGAGCTATCTATAATATATGTGATAAATTTACCACAATTTTGGTTATTGCATATCAAAATTCCCTCTTCATCTTGCGGAATGAGTTCTCCTTGATGACATACTTCACATACGTCAGATGGAATCACAAAATCATGTATATTCAATATCTCATTATTTACGTTTTTCCAATAATTTTGGTAACTCTTCTTAGATTGACTGTATTTATCACTGTTTACATTGGATGATTGTTCGGTTTTAGCATGAATTTTGAAGAAGGAATTGAGAACATTGACGTTTTGATTATTATCTCCACATGATACTTTCTTTTTCTCTTCAAAATATTCAAAAATGTGTTTTGAATTGTCTAATAAATATTGTTTTTTCTTCGACTTCAATAATGCGATTTCTTTATCAATTGCCTCTATTTTATCACGAATATCCATATAAATATCAATTTTATTTGTGCTTTGTTCTCGTAACTTCTGTTTTAAATTCTTCTTTTCAATCATCAAATTCGGTATAGTATGAGTTTCTAACTCGTAAAAATAATTCAACATTTCTGTGTGTTTTTCATCAATAGTAGTATTTACATGTATTTTTTTAGTCGGTTGTTTTTTTTGATTCATTAGATAAATATCCAGTGTTTTGTTTATGTATTTATTTCTGCAATTATTTTTTATAGATTCATGATAATTTTAGAAGTGTATTCTACAAAACACATTCGTAATACAATTATTTACTATATGCAAAATAACGAAAATAATATATTTAGTATTTAATATACAACAATATATTTCTAAAAATGAACATTGTAAACTATTTGTTATATGTATTTTTAAAAAAAGAAGCAACAAATACTGGTATACTTGTATTGTTAAGTTTATTTATTACTTTGATTCAAACAAATGGAATTTCTTATATTACTGCAAATATTATTGAATCCGTTGAAAAAAATTCGAAAAAAATGACCATGGAATTTTTCAATTATTTTATAGCGTTATCTACCCTATATTTTGTGATTTATTATATTTACAAAAATTATCAAAACATCCTTATTACAAAATTATTTCAATGGGTTAAATATGAAATATTCAAAATTATTTTAAAATCCAATAACGAAAATATGAAAAATGTTAATTTTATTGAATTTATTACTCCAATTACTCGGATATCAACCTCATTTTATATTTTATTTTATGATATTATTACTGTAATTATACCTATAATAGCATTTTTATCAATTATTTCATGTTATTTTATATATAAAAATCCGGTTTTTGGTATATCATTTTTTATTGCAAATTTAGTATTGTTTTATTATATTTATGCCAATTGGAATGATTTGAGAAAAGCGAAGAATGACCAAGAAAAAGTTGTCAATAACAATGAAAAATTTATTATCGATATTTTGAACAACATTGATAAAGTAATTTATCGAGGCGAAACTATGAATGAAATTAATAATTTTACGACATTAACAGATAAAGCGATAAATGAAGGTATTAATTTTCTGGATACTGTAACAACACATACTAGCATATTAACATTCCTTGTTTATATAATTATTTTTGTCTCATTATTTTATTTAATTCAATTGCAATACACAAAGAAAATTAAAACAACTACATTTATTACATTTATAACTATATTACTCTTATATAGAGACAAGATTGTTTCCACTATGAATAATTTACCAGATTGGTTAGAATTTATTGGCAGAATCGAATATATTACAGACGATTTTAATGAAATGTTAGGAAAAGACATTGATATAAATGAATTAATCAATAAGACATACAATTCGCATAATTTGACCTTCAACAATATTATATTTGATAATGTTACATTTTATTATGAATCCAGAAAAACAACACCAGTTTTTTCAAATTCGTCGTTCAAAATCAATACCGACCAAAAAATAATTGGTATAACTGGATTAAGTGGTAAGGGGAAATCGTCATTTGCTAAGTTATTGCTACGATTATATGGACCGGTTAGTGGAAAAATATACATAGACGGCGTTGACATTTCAACAATCGACCCAGATTACATTCGCCAAAATATTACCTATGTCAATCAGAATTCAAAATTATTTGATAAAAAAATCATGGATAATATCATGTATGGATGCAAAGACCCGGAAATATGCGAGATTTTTTTGAAAGAAATCATGAAATATCCAAAAATACAGGGTTTGTATAAAAATGTGGATATATACAATTCAAATGCAGGTTCTCTTGGTGAAAATTTGTCTGGCGGACAACGTCAAGTTGTTAATATTATAAGTGGGTTAATAAGTACATCGAAGATATTGATATTGGATGAACCAACAAATGCACTGGATATCGATTTAAAAGATGAAATTATTCAGCTAATTGACGATTTTAGAAAATATAAAAAATGCATTATCATTATTTCCCATGATAAAGATACATTTCATTTATTTGATGAAACATTGAATCTGAATAATAATTGATTCTGCAAAAAATTGAAATACTTTTATCAACAATTGATTAAGCTAAACAACAAACGTAATCTGAAATACATGGAGCAATCAGCAGTAAACAGCCAAGATATGTTATCAAGAGGGGTGAAAGATAGTCTAAACGCTTATTTCACACATGGTCCGCGAAGCTCAAAACGAACCGATATATTGAATGAGTTTATTGAGAACATGGTGAATCAAGCGATTAAAACGAGGTATGGAGAGGAAAATATGTGTCATTTTACAATTAAAAAGGAATATGCAGTAAAATCTACCACCAAATCTGGAAAAAAAAATTGTGACGTTGTCGTGTTAAAAGACGATGCGCCGCATATCATATTCCCTATTAAATTCTGTATGACAAATTATTCTCAAAATTGTTATAATTATTGGGAGAACTTAACCGGCGAGGTATCCCATTTGAAATGGGCGAATCCCGATGTACATATAGTTCCGGTTAATATTTTGATGAATAAAATACCATATTTGAAAAAAGACAATACAATTAAACATTGGGAAATAGTGACTTATGATAATAGTTTCAAAATTTATGAAAATTTAGCAAAACACAAACTTGTACATAATAATTACAATGTTATTTTGGAAGTCAATCATACTTGCAGCGTGGGCGAAAAATTTGACAAAGTACCGGAGATTGTCAATATTGTCGAGAACCTACCATTTAACGAAATTTTATCAGAAATAATTTGAACATACAAATCCTCAATAAAAAACTAAATAAAAATATGAACTTTGCACGGTTCATATTTTTCACGCAGATTGAGTTTATTTTTACAAACACAATTCATACAAAAGTGTGGTTGATAAATTAATCCAACCGTTGTTCTTTTTGCTGCTATTTTTGAATAAATAATCGGTATTTTTTTTGATACACTCTATTATTTTGGGTATATCATTTGTATCTGAGGGTTCGATGCATAAACACCCTGAATGTAATTTTGGCGGTTCAATCGTATATTTCAAATCATTCGGATTAATCATCGTGGGTATATAAATCACTTTTTCTTTTTTAGAAATCTTGATTGATTGACTACGACCATATGCATACCAAGTTACGTACGTTTTATTCCCACGGTCTCGTTCTGCAAGAATAGTTTTTTTACCTACTAAATAATTATATGTATCTGGATTCGCAGTTTTAAACGTAGTTTCATCTATAATTACGCCATTATCGGAATATGGATATATACAATATTTGTGAGAAGTCGAAGTTTTCAATAATTTCCAACAAGGTTCGTCATACAATTTGGTATCATGTATATAGACTGCATCCCGGAGAGTTGCAATACCATTGTATATTCTACATAGTTGTTTAAGCGTCGTTTTCTCCGATGAATCCATATAATGTATTAAACACAATTTATTCGATGGATTGTGAATGGTATTGTATTGAATATCGTTGCCATTGTATATCAACGATGGTTTATCATTTTTTGTAAAAACGGTTATACAACAATATACAGCGGCATCCTGAAATACATGTTTATCTTGGAAATCGATGATTTCCTGAATCCATTTGTTTTCCAATAAGTATTTTCGGAATTTTAATGCGGACTTATTATGCAAATAACTATTGGGAGTAATTGCGACCATCACCCCGTGGTGTTTCAATGATTCCAAACATTTGAATAAAAACGCATAATATACATCTATATTTCCATCGCTCAAAATTGGCCATTTTTCTTTGATAAATGAAACGTAGTCGCTGGGTAAATCCTGGATTTTTATATAAGGTGGATTCAAAATAATATTGTCATATTTTTCAGCGGTTTCATGTTTGAGAAAATCGACCAAATATTTGTTTATTTTTGGATGAGTCGGACACTGGTCCAAATATTCATTTTTAATATCAAATATATCCATTTTTTCATAATCATCAATCGCAATATATTTCAGCAAATTACCCGTACCGACCGATGGCTCCAATAATGTACCACGTTTATGTAACTTGTCGGCCATTTGTTTGGATATTGTGTCCGGAGTAAATATATCGCATTTTGTAAATGTTTCTAAAAAATCATTCATTGTTATTGATATAGTATTATTGTTATATTATTTCATTCAATTTTATAATGGTTAATCTATGAAAAATTGAAATAGTTTTTATATCTTATACACTATTCAAAACTATAAGAAAATGGCAAACATAATCGAATTCTTAATTTATACAATGATGGCATCTATTTTATATAAATTTATTTATAAAATCAATAATACCAATTATAAAACCGTAATAAACACTTTTGAAGAAGACATAAATTACCATAAACAACTTTATGATATAAATAAAAGTAATTATTACATAAAATGTAATGATAAAACCAAATTGACAAATACAATACAAACAATAAAATGGAAAGATTTAATATATTATGGTGAATTAGTTTATGGATACAAACATGGTTGCGGAACATTAATATATCCAAATGGATATTCATTTGAAGGGTTTTGGAAAAATAATACAGCAAATGGATTTAGTATGTATTTAGATGACAATGATAATGTATTGATTTCTGGAAATAAAAAAAACGGAAAATACGATGGATTAGTGAAATTTCATCAGGATTTTGTATCTAATGCAAATATCACAAAATTTGACTGTTTGTTTATGGACGGGGTACGCAAAAATTGTTATATTGAATATAATAATGTAACGCATATTCTGGATGAAATTATTTTGGATAAAATGAATTTATTGAAAAATATTATTTTATAAAAAATACAAATAAATCGTAAAACTGTGAATTTCGCTATATAACTGAATAATATAGTAATATTCACTTTATGTCAGATAATTCCATTTTTTTAGAAACACCAGAACATATACAAATGAATAAAAAACAATATCAAAAATTTATTTTTATAAACAATGCATTGGAAGATGGATGGTCTATTAAGAAGATTAACGAAAAATATATTTTTACAAAAAAACATGAAAATAGAAGAGAAATATTTCAGGAAGATTATTTAGAAAATTTCATTATATCGAATTTCAAGACCTGAAATATATTTTTTATGATTTTTGTTAAAATACATAGCATATATGGTTTTAATATTTTTGACAAATAAAACGTAAAATAGAACTGTGAATTAAAATATACAATTCTATTTATTTAGCAATAAATTCTGAAATTATTTTCTTGGAATAGTATATAACCTAAAAAATGGGTGGAGCACTAATGCAACTAGTCGCCTACGGCGCACAAGACGTCTTCCTTACCGGAACCCCAGAAATTACCTTCTGGAAAGTATCATACCGCAGACATACCAACTTTGCCATGGAAAGT